GCTTTCTATTGTTTGAAGATTTTTGTTAATTGTTTAAGCAGTTACAATTAATTAAGATAGGTCTTTGTTGTATTTTGATAAAATATCATTAATGCGTTCTTTTAAGACGGGGGTGAAATTTGCTTCACTCTTGCCCATTGTCTTAATAAAATAATTATAATAATATTGTATCATGCCCATGTCATTGACTGAAAGCTCAAAAGGAAGGTTTTTTAGTTCCTGTTCGAGATTTCTCTTGTAGGATTGTTCTATCATTCTGGTGCCTCCATATAATAAGGATATACTAATATGTCTATATGTCAACTAAAAGGGAGAAATCGTAAGTATGCAGACATCTCTGCAATCCCCGAAAATAGCATACTTATATTAAAGTACGTCCACTGTATTAATGGGGAGGTAGGGTCAGCATACTTTAATATAAAAGTACACCCGAAAAGGACGACCTGATGAGCGTTTTTTTATACTTTAGTTGAAGTACGAGCCATACGAAGTAGAAAATAATTCCGAAAACTTGAAAAATATACTTTCAGATTTGTATTGTTTTGTCTTTTTGCTATTGATTTTAGGGGGTTTTTGTTAGATTGTTGTTTTTGTTACGCTTCTTTTGTTACGCTTCGACCTAAGCATCTGGTTTCCTATTGATTCGTTCCTTCGATAGAAAAAATGGTCATGATTGCCCCACCGATTAATAAAAGAATGAAAGCTGGTAAGCAAACAATAAGCAGGATAGGCAACGCATGAGACGAAAACCCACCTGTAGATTTCCACGGTTTCTCGTAGCTATTAATCAAATCGCAATTTGCTTTTGGAATATTGATTTTCATAGTTAAGCCAACCCATGAAGGATATTAAGATATTGATACATCAACGCATTAGCACAATTAGGATAAGTTATAAATAACCCCATGTGCCAAACTGCATAGTTAACCGTTCCATTGCTTAGTAATTTTAACAAAATCATAATAACGTGTCCATTGTTTTTCTATTTCTAACCATCATTGACCAACATTCGGTCTCAACAGTCTCATCTTCGTAATCTTGCCATAGGCTCTCTTGATAGTTTCTTTGGCTAATTGAATCAACATTAGCATACCAAGGACTATTAAGCCTGTACCCATCTATAGCCACCTGCAATACATCAGCTTGATATCTAGCATTAAGCAGTTGTTTCTTTGGCAATCTAGCCTTTTTGTAGCCGAGCAGTAAGCAATTCCAATAGTTGGCGTTAGGGGGTGTCAACCTACCCCTGCCATTCATTTTGTAAATCATCATCTTAAAGTCGCCTTCCATTTTATCGTAGGGCGATAGATTCGACTTAGCAATTTTAGCCTCTATGAGTCGCTTATCATATAGAGAAGGATAGCCTTCTAGTTTATCTAGGGCGATTTCATCTCTTTTAGAAATAAGCCAAACACTCCCATGTAACGAATGTTTACTGGAATGTTCATAGTCAGCAACACTTTTGAATACTAACTTACTGCCTTTGAAAACCCCATGACCTACAAACTTTGCGTCTGGACATCTCAAGCCCATTTGTGTGAAGTTCGTGTTCATGCCATAAGCGAAATATAATTTGTTCGCTATGGTGTCAGCCGTCGAGAACAGGTTAATTTTATTTCTCGCTTTCGCTTTTCCTGTCCAACCGAGTCGGGCTCCATGCCTAACTACACTTTTTATCTTTCTTGTCTCCATATAATAAGGGTATAGCATTATATAGAAATGTCAACCTATTAAGAAAGCAGTAAGTACATTAGAGAAGGTCAGGGTAAGTTAAGAAATTAGCGTTCCTAGGGAGGAATCTAAGGTTTGCCCCAACCTTCAAAGGACTATTGTCACTATTGTCACTATTGTCACTCTAGCGAAGACTATTGTCACCTTTCTTCGCATTATAATATTGTTTCTGTTGTTCTCTTATTCTTGGCTTGTTCTCTTGATACCATTTAGCTTTTCGTTCTCTCTCTTTATCTTTATTATTGTCTCTCCACTTTTTTTGTGACTCGAGGTAGGTATCTCTGTTTGCTCTATAGTAAGCTCTTTGTTCTTCAGTTGTTTTATATCCCATCAGTGTAGCTCCTCTTGCTCTGGATTCTTCTTGACAAAATCGTTCTGTTCTTCCGAGCAATGTTGCACCGTTTCTCGATACAATTCTTCATCTAAATTTTGTCTAATTACTCTCAATGCTGAGTTTAAAACAAAATACCAAAAGACTGGAGTTGGTAATTTGGTCTTACACATTTGTTCTATTAACCACCCCGTAATCTTAGGCACAAATTTGTGTTGTTCACCTAACAGTTTTTTCATCTCTTGTACATCTTCAGTCTTTTTTTCTGTCATAATAATGATTATACAATATCTCAAATTTTTCCCTAAGTCTTTCGACTAGGTCTTTTAAGTCTTGTTCATTGTCAAAAATCGACATATTGTCCATTGTCATTAGTTTATTGTCGATATTGTACTGTAAATCCTCCTCTAAAATTGCTCCGTATCGTTTAGGATTGCTCCAATCGTAGTACCATAATTGTTTATTCATTCCTCACCTCTTTATCTACGTTGCAGTAGTTTTTTAAAGTCCGATAAGTTGTAATAGTTTTTAATCCAAGTTGTTTTGCCATCTTTAAAGCCATTGGCTTAGTTGTATAGCCTTGCTCAAAGATAAGCACACCTTTCTGGAATACTCTAACTTTACTAATATCGGTGTTACATTCTAACTCCAAACTTTTATCTTTAAGTTTGGAATCATACGATAATGCAACATTGGTTAGTTCATTAAAAGTTAACTGGTTACTCATCACTCACCATCGTTAATTTAAAGAAATGGTTTGTGTTGATTTCTTGTTTAACTTTCCGTCTTGCGTTGCTTAACTCTGCAAGAGTTATGCAATCATGTGGTATCTTTTTTCTATCTTTTATTTTATTTTGCAGAATTGTAAGTAGCTCGTCCATGAAGAAGTCAATCCCAAATGATGCTCCTGCCTTGAGACCGTCTTGCGTTGCTTCACGCATTGCTTCACGCATAAAAAATACTGCTCCACCGTCTCCAATAGTTATTTTTCTTAACTGTTCCGTTTCTTTCTTTTTTATCATTTTCTTCCTCCTCCTATCTTACATAGTAATTCGTAAAAAAGTGGTGTCGTGCTAATAGCAAACGAGCCAATAATAATCCAAAACATATTTTCAAATATTTCCATATCTATCCCTCTCTTTTGCCCATTCTAACATTTTAGGCTCATGCTCTACCACTTCCCAGTGGTCATCTTTGTTCATAGCTTGTGTTATATCTGTTGCATATACACTTCCAATCTCGTCAAACATACCTACTTCTGAAGCGTTAGTGTGAATCAGCACAGTACCTTTTACGCCACGACCTTGCTTGACGCTTTCTACCAAACGACCTGACACTTCTATTCCTAGCTGTTTGCTTTTAATCGCTTGTCCTTTTGTTAAATCTTTATATTTCATTGGTTTCCTCATCTTTTGGGTATATAACTCGTAACGGACAATTTGATTTTCTATGTCCATTATCAACATTAATTTTCGCCTGATTAAAAATGGGCTTAAATTTATCTAGCCAATATTTGACAATCTCTAATTGAATATCGTAATCATCTGGAAATAAACCTGGACATTGCTCCATTAGATATTGATGATTCTGTAGGATTTCTTTTAATCCCACCAGCTCTACATTATCTATAACTATATGTTGCCTATTTTTGTCAATCCTTTTTGTGATTTCACTCATTGGTTTCCTCCTGTTCTGGAACATGGTCATATTGCTCATGCTCCAAATCTTCATGTGCTAGAAGTCCATTGTCCCTCCTTTGTTCTAAAGATTCTTTCTTTTTCGCCCTGTGATACTCCTTTTGATACGCTAAATAGTGGTTACGATTATTTTTTTTCCAGATTTTGTTGGCGATTTTTGATTTCCTTAAGAATTCTTCATACGCTTCTGGATTAGCTTTAAGTCGTGCATAGCGATATTGCTCATAGGTTAACCCATTCCACTTGGGATTAGCCCTATATTGCTTTTGATGTTCTCCTATTCGTATCCTATTGTCTTGATACCATTTCGCCTTACGGGTTTTTTCTCTTTCCTTATTCTTAGCTCTATACTCCTTGCCGTATGTTTGTCGGTAAGCTCTTTGTTCTTCTTCTGTTAAATCTTTATATTTCATTGGTTTCCTCCTCCAGAATCTCGTCTTCTGAAATGTCTTGCCTAACTGTTTCAGCAATTTTTTGCATCTCATCAAAGCTAATTGAAAACTTGTTACTGACATTCATAAAAGTTATCAAAGCTGTGTTAAGTCGAATTACACCAGCTTCGTGCCCTTTAGTGTAAGAACTGGTCATAGCTTCTCCAACTTTTTTAGCAAAAATACTGCTTTCTTCTAGCGTTCTTTCATAATCGCTCATTGCTCCACCGTCTCCAATATGCCCACCAATGTGGCTTCTTCTATAATCCACAAGTTATATCGAGATATTGCTTTATCAACTGCCTCATCAACTATTGGACTAAGCTCCATTAATGAAACATTGTCATGATATATGCAATGCTCAATTATGTCTTTTGGTATGTATTTTGGGTTAGCTTCACTTCCTTTGTTTAACTCATGACATTTGTCATCAAGTCTTTCTATAAAAGTTTCAACCCATATGTCGTTTCTTGCGTCACTCATAATTAATTACCTCCATATAAATAGGGTATATCAATATATATATTTGTCAATTGATTTAATAAGTCGTAAGTACGCTAGAGAAACTCGCCTGTATATAAGTCCTCTAAGGCTTTTAGCTTTGTTTTTTGGTATTCTAGGAATTCTTGAGCTGACTTAAATCGCCCAGCAATGTCAATATTGTGGTCTTTTCCAGTTTGGTCAACCCATACTAAACTGCTTGAATATTCAAGTCCGATTCCTAATATTTTCATAGCTTCCGAGTAAAATGATAGGGCTTCGTCTTGATATAGATTATTGTCTTTTGCAAAGGATTCATCAAAGAATTTTAACGCCTCATTGCAATATTCTAAAGCCTTCGCTGTTAAGCGTCTATTCCGTTCAACATCATATCGGGCTAAATGTACATAGTCTCGTAACATTAGAAATTTTCCGAGGAGTCTGTCTGGATACTTTTCTCGGTCTTTAAACATTAAAGGAATATTGCGTTCAAATCTTTTTCTACGTCCTAATTCAGTTAAATATCCATCATGACCTATTGTCACATCTGAGCATATCATGGAAGCCCCCACGCCATCACCCATATTGATTTCTGGGTGTTCATGTACAAACCCATAAAATCTTACACCTTTATGATTTCTAAATAATCGTATAGGTAAATCTACCTTTGGAGCTACTGGGGGGTCGGTAGAAAAATGTACCTGTTTAAGGCTGTATCCATTCATCGCATTATGTCTCAAATATTTTATAACTTTAAAAGGGTCTTGTAGTTCTTCGTCGGCATCTATCCATAGTATCCAACTATTTTTAGCGTGGCTTATTGCAAAATTACGAGCTTCGTCAAAGCCTATTTCTTGAGGATTTTGTCCCTGGACTATTGTTGCTCCATATTGTCTCGCTATATCAAGGGTACGGTCAGTGCTACCGTTGTCGGCAATAATTATTTCGTCAGAGATATCTGCAATAGACGCTAAAGCTCTACCTAGCATTGCTTCTTCATTTTTAACAATCATACAAGTGCTTACTAATTGTCTCGGAGACTGGAGGGCAAGTTTTCGTTTTAGGTTTATTGTCCCTAATTTTGCAGGAGTTTTTTTGTAAGATATAACCCACCAACCTAAATTGTCACTTAATTTTACATTACTAGCTCCTGACATTGTTTGAACGCTGATATTTTTTCTTTGAGAAAAAAGCTCATATAAGTCTTGCCTTTCAAAATTCCACAGATGGGCGTGTCTCTCATCTTCCCATAACCCATGAGGTACGCTGATAATAACTACACCATCGGCTTTTAGGTACTTTTCTAGTTTCTCTAGGAACACCCCAGGGTGAGGTTGATGTTCTAATATCTCACCTAAAAACAACAAATCATACTTTTTATCAGGGAGGGTATCTTCATCTCCAGTAATAAATTTAATATTGTCTAAAAGCTCAGGTTTAGTATTTTGGATAAGTTTGATAGCTCCTTCGTTTTCCTTTTCTGAAATATTAACGCAATCCACCTTAACCTCAGGAATAGTTTGACAAATATAAAATGCTTCATTTCCTATTCCACTACCAAAATCCAGAATTTCTTTTATGGGTTTTACATCGTGATAATCTTTCAATAGCTGTATCATAAGTTGAGTTCGTGGATATAGTCGGGGATTAAAATTGGTTTCCTTCGCAATGTATTCTTCACCTAGTTTGATGTATTTATCAACATATTGTTTTCTATCATGAATGTAAGAATAGTGTTCTTTTAATTTGGCTTTCCACTCGTTTGCCAATTCACTATTGTCAGATTTGAGTGCATATTCTAATGTCATAATATCTTCTCTTTGATATAAGTGAGCATATAAATCTCGTTTACATTGAGTTTTATCTCTTAACAGTTCAAGGAAGTGTGTTTCCCATCGTTCACATACATTATCCCAATAATATTGTTTAGAAACGGAACGGAGATTATTGTCTCTAATGGATTGAGCATTTGTTCCAAACTCTCCCAATATTTCAAAAATTCCGTCAACAAAACTTGCTTGGTAATCTCCGTCTTTTGCTATTCCATCAATAAGGATATTGCCATCACCACAAGTTTCGGGTAATGCTCCTCGTTTTGAAGTAACCATTGGCAATCCACACTCTTGCGTTTCCATAGCAGTTATACAACTTGTTTCATAAAACATTGTTGGGTAAACAAATACTGTTGATTCTTGATAGAGCTTATATAGATTCTCTTTAGTTAAAGCTCCTACATGGTTTATTTTGAAACCTTCTTTTTGATATTGTCTAACCTGCACAGCTAGTGTTTTATAAAAATCAGCCATTTGGTCGGTAGTATTGTCATACCCAGCTATGACTATTTCAACATCTTTATCCCGTTTCCAGACTAAAGGAGCAATATCATATAATAAGATATCAAGTCCTCGTTCTGGTCTATTTGTAAAAACTAATTGTTTAGGTTTTCTTTTAACTTGGTAATCTTTAATTGGTTGGATACCATTGGTTGTTTTCCATAAAAAATCATAATTGTAATGGATTCTGTTCATTTCTAAGTTGTAAACATCTTTATATTGTTCCTTTTGCCAATCAGATAAAACAAAAACTTCATCTACATTCCATAACGCACTGTTAAATTCTGCCCTTTGCCTTATTGTCGCAAAATCATGTTGCCATAAAATATTAAGTTTGCTTTTATTTTGAGCTGAAAAAGCCTGGGGAATTCTTTGGACTATTGTCACATCGGGTGTTGCTGTTGTTACATAAGCTGTAAATTGCTCAAAGCCTTCTCCTGTAACAGAATAAGGGTGAAAGGCAACTCCATTATGTTTGACGTTTTTTGGTGTATTGCAAAAAAGTTTGACATTATGACCACGCCTGGCTAAACCATAAGCCATTTCTAAGCCAACAGTTTCGCTTCCTCCCAGAGATTTTTCTTTCATAATGTCTGGATAAACTTCCATTCCTGCTACAAGGAAAACTATGTCTAATTTGTGTTTTGTCATAAGGTGTAACTCCTTCGGTTATCTGTTTACAGTATTATAAAGAATATTGTCAAAAAAATAAAGAGGGTAGTGGACAATCTCTTGCCTTTCTCCGTTATCAAATTGTTATTTGAATTCCCCTAGGGGTATTGTATCAAAAAAAAAGAAAAAAGGCAAGTGTCCCCGAGGTTATTGTCGTTGCATGAACACAAAAACCTCTACTCGCCCTTAATCTAAATCGTGTTAGTCAACACAACCAGTCCATAGATAGCCTAATTCGGCTGCTGCAATTTTTTCATCTTGATAGTATTGAACTCTCAAGTTTGTATAATTGCCATGGTCTGGGTCGTCCCAAGATTCAGCAACCATTGGACTTCCAAACATTGGGTTTGTCCATCTAAAGGCATAGCCTAATGATGGGTCTCTACCATCTACGTTTGGTCCACTTGTTAAGTGAGCCACGATAGTATTTGTTCCCCAAATATTTGAGAAGCTGTCTGATTGTCCTTCCTCTGCTGTGTTCTTAATTGAACTACCAATAAGAACTGTATCGACATCAAATAATGCTGCCAATAAGTCTCTTGTTACAACACCTCTTTGAACATATTTAATTCTGTCAAGAATGTCTGCATGTTTAATTAAAGAATTGTAAACAGATTGTCCCATAATGATTGTATTAGCTTCAAGACCTGTTGTAGCTCTTACTGCATCTTTTGCAGTTTGCATATCGCCAAATGGGTCGCTGTTTCCAGCTGTTCCGTCTGACCATTTTGAACTAACTGCTGCGTATGAGCCCAAATTAGAGCCTGAAGTTATTTGATTAGCAACTCGATTTTCCCAATCTAACATTAGTAAGTTTTTTAGGTTACGAGCTGATTTCTCTTTTACATTCAATGGTGTGTCTTGGTTAGCCATAGTTTCGTATGTAATCTCGTCGACCAAAGCGTAGTTAGCTGCGTAATAAGTTTCTGAAGAAACATTAAAATTTACACTTCTACCTTTAGTTTTGGGAGCTCTAATTGTTGTACTAGGAAGTCTAAAGAAATCGCCTTTAGTATACTTATAGTAAACATCAGATTGTTTTGCTACGTCAACTACGGGAAAGATGTCTTGTACGATTGTATTGCGAGGCTCGAATCCAACAACTAAATTGGATAATGGAGCATCTATGTGTACATCTCTTGCTGTTATTGCCATTGTTCTAATCTCCTATTTTTAAATTTTTATTAGCCACGATAACCGTTATGTTGAACAAGCATTTGGAAATTGCTTCCAGATGCAACACCAGTTATAGACTTGCCTAAGATATATTCGCCAGATGATACTGTGATACCAGTTCCACTTGCTGAACAAGTAATCCAGCTACCAGCAGTTACCGTTCCACCAGCAACACATCTTGTTAGCCCAGCCACTACGACTGATGCGTGTTCTCCACTTTGTGGCTTATTGTTTAAAACTCCGAGTACGCCGACTCCTTGGGCTGCTCTTAGTTTTGCTCCGTTATTGCCATCGACATAGACTATTTTGTATTGCATACTTGATAAGTCTTCGTTGGCTACCATGCTTATGAATGTTCTATTACTCATTGTTTAATTACTCTCCTCTTTCATATTTTTCTTTTAATTCGCTATCATCTTGAAGCACTAACTTATAAGCCTCGGCATAGTTATCAGCTTTGTTTTTCTTGAGATAGGCTTTTGCCCTTCTATCAACTTCTTGACTTGCATTATCGTAAGGAATTACATCAAATATTGATTCCCCATTTTCAGATAATTCTGCAAACTCTATAATTTTAGGCATAGAGTTGAAGATTTTTTTGACAAGCTCGTACTGAGAAAGCTCTTTGTCCTCATTGTCTTGTGAGAACTTATAGACCTTTTCGTCAGTAGCAGTTGAAAGTAGAGCTTTGACTTCATCGCTATACGCAGGAGTAACCTTGCCTTCGTTGGTAAGGTCTTCCATATAGGAAACAATTTCTTGCTTCTTAATTTCTGCTTTATGAGCCTCGAATTCTTTTCTGATTTCCTCGTTTTCTTTGTTGAGTCCATCGACAGTTTTTTCGTGTTCTTCCACAGAGATTGTATCAGCTTGAAGTTCTATTGTTTTTTCTTCTTCCATGATTTCACTCTCCTTTCCATCATAATGTTTTTTGATTGTCCCTTCTCCAACTTCTTTGTATAAACCAGTAATGGCTTCCAAATTTGTTACAGCAGGAATATCTGCTCCTAACAAAGCTACTGCTTTCAGCACTCTGTCAAAAGACTTGCCGTCGTTAGTGTAGTCCCAATATATTTCACTTGAAACTCTTTTATAGTTGCCTCGCTTAATTGCTTCATATACTCTCTTAGGAAGTTCCTTGAAGTTAGCAAGTAGTTTGTTACCAGCTAGGTAGATTTTGTCAATGTAACCAAGTGCAGGTTGTCCATCATTCAACTCAGGTTGCTCCTCGTTATGACCAATCTTAATTGGTGGCTCAAAACCAACTTGGTCAAAGTTTTCGACCATATTGTTTAAATCTTTTTCTGAATATTTGTCACCGTTCCAAACACCAGTTGAAAAGATTTCCACTCCATTAAGATTAAATGTTTGCTCTACTGCGTAATCCTTTTCAGTTTTATCACAGTCGCACACTTCTTTATCCTCACAATCACAGTCGCTTGAAGCTAGAGTGTCGAGTCTATTGTTTTCAATAGCCTCAGCTTGTGCGAAAGGTTTATTGTCTTCTTCTTTGGGTATTTCTTTGTCGGGTAATTCTTCTTCAGGTAGTTCTCCTTCTATCTGATACCCTTTAGCTTTTAGTTTGTCCATTAATTTGCCTGCCTCCTCAAATATTGCAGTATGTTCGAATTGTGCAGCTCTCTGTCTTACGGCTCTCATACCAGAAACATAAACTTTTCCGTCTTTGCCAAATGGAAAACTATAATATTGTTTTGTTTTAGGCTCGGCAGATTCGTTGATTCCTAAATGGAATTTGCCATAATTGTCCCAATCATCACCATCAGGACCAAGTAATGCGTTTCCATCTTCTGCACTAAAAGACCATTCGCTTTCGCCATCAATATTGTCTGAATCAATGCGTTCTGAAGCGTATGATGCTCCAGCTCCATTAACTTTATTCTCTGCATAAGCCTCAACTTCGGGTACATCGTCTGTATCGACTGGTCTAGGTGTTATATCTACTTCTTCTGCCATATTAAAAATTCTCCAACGAGCCACATCGTGGACATTTGATTTCAATACCAAATGTTTTCCACTCATTAGCTTTCGCCAATAATTTATTACAATTCTGACACCTTAAATCTTGCTTGTCAAAGGTTTTGTAATTAGTAATAGGTATAACATTCGTAGGTAAAGCTACAGAAGATACATTTGTCATTTCCTTAACTTGTGTCCTTTTGGAATTAAATCAGTATCGTGAGTTTCTTTTGTAAACTTTTCATGTTTAACAGCATTAAGAAACGAATTTACTCTTTGATAGGCTTCATCTGTGTTTTGATTTTTAAAGCCTCTTTTAAATACTAAAGTTAAAAGTCTAGTGGTAACTTTTTTGAAAGGGATATTGTCTATAGACAAGTTGTGTTCCCTAGATTTATCTTTGAGAGCTTGCATAATATGAGCTTCTAATTCACCCTTGTTTTCTTCTTTTTTTAATTGTTTTTGTTTGCCTCTAGCCCAAATAAATCCAACATCTCCTCCCCATAAACTCCAAGCTATTCTAGCATTGTTTGGATACCCTTCTTCCCCAGGGTTAAAACCCTTACCTTTTTTGTCAATTAAATGTCTGTTAAAATATGCGACCATTGTTCTGATTGTGCCAGAAGATATTGTCTTATTTTTAATAAACTCATTAGCTCTACGAAGTGCCATTTGAGTTCCTCCTCTCTTATATTGTTTTCGCCATTCTAAACCTTTTTGTGCTTCTTTCTTTAGAGCTTCGGGTAGCTCAGAGCTAGGGTCTAAGTCTTTGGGTTTATTGTCTTTTTTTTTAGATTGTTCTTCTGGTTTAGGGGTTGATTGAGGTGGAGTAGGGGGTAGTGACACTTTATCGGCTAATTCTTTTTCTGGAAAAAACAGGCTTTCTCTAATATAGTTTTCATCTTCTAGGGTTGGAGAAATCACACCTCTATCTACTGCATTTAAGAACATTTCTTGTAGCTCTACTCTTTGTGCATCAGTTAGTGGGTTAAATTTAAAATGTGGAATACTGGTTACACCTGCAAAGTTAAAGTTTACAAGCCTTTTAATTAATTGTTCGTTCACCACTGTTTCTTCTAAATCTTGTCTTAGTTTTTCTAACACAAAAATAAATACATCGAAATGGACTTTGGCTTGAGAGTAAGCTCCAAATTGTCCTTCTGCTACTAACCTATCGGGTATTAAAATACTACGAGATATTGCTCTATCATAATAGCCAATGCTTTCTTTAAAATCTTGTGTTGAGTTTCTCTTTGGCTCTAAAAATTCAATATCAAACTCATCTATTCTGTGAGTTATCGAAGTTTTAGCTGTTAGATTGTCTAAAATATTTCTAAGATTCGTTCTGCTTGTAGGGTCATTGGAACGGTATTTACCTAGAACGGTTGGATTTGCAAATCGTTCTAAATAAATATTCCAAAACTTTATTATTGTATCTTTTGACCACCAACCTCTATATGCTGGTCTTAAATCAGATGTTCCATACCAATTGCCAAACTCTTTTTGATAACTAAATATTAAAAACTTGCTTACTGGTAGGTCTCTTTCTTCTCCGTCTATAACATTTATCAAACCTCGTTTAGTCAAATTGTCATATCTATCAACTTTAAAGCTATAATTGTGTGGTCTTTTAGTCTTTAGGTTTTTAAGACCGAATTTACCCTTAAATTTACCTTCGGTATATTGTAAATAGTTAATCTCTGTCACGGAAAAGCCATAATCTAATGCTGTCATAATTTGATAGAGTGCATCATTCATTGAGCCTTCCATTAGGTTTAGTGTATAGGTTATAAAATCAGCTATCTCTACATCTTGTGCGTCCCCAGAAGCAGGGATAATTTTAAAGTTAGGAGCAAGTGTAGCAAACTTTTTGAGTGTTAAACTAGCTTTAACCATATCGTCAACACGCATTTGGTCATATATTTGCATACCTTTTCTAGCGATTAGACTATCAGGATTATATGGTAACAAGTTGTATTTACCATAGAGCTGTGATTGTGTAGATGCCAACTCACTCATTCTAGGTTTTGGAGTTTTGGGTTGGACTTGCTGAAAAAGTTTTGTGATATTGTCTACGATTGCCATGTTCTTTTAATAATAAGCTAAATAATAAGAAAGTTCAATCAGAATACCATATCGGTAGTCTGTCTGTCTCCAAATATTTCAGGAGGTGTATTGTCCATGCCATATTCAAATGGAATTTCCACACACCCATACCTTAAAGCATCGACAGGGTGGTCAAAACCTGTTGTATCATAGGTCTCTATGTTTCGCTTATCAACCATTATTTGCTGTAAAGCCTTAAAGGTGAATGGGCAATCTTCTGTAATATACAAGGTTGGTTTAGTTGTGAAATCCGATTCGTTAAGCCTCATGTGGATTTGTTGTGTTCCATAAATTCTATCATTGTTAGCTCTGTGCATAGTCAAACCTTCTAATTCAAATATTTCAGCTATTGATTCTCCCGTGTTTTGTCTCGACCACATTGAAGGGTCAGCAGGACAATACATTGGAACAATATTGTTTGCTTTTTCCATATCTCTTATTGTTTTTGCTACTTCGTTTGCTGGCATTTGTAACCCCTTATTTGTCCCATCTAGTGTTCCCACGTATTCTTTAAAACATATCATCTTTTTGTCCTCAGTATAAGCAAGCCATATTGTTGCGAATGGAGCAGAAAACCCATAATCAAAAGCTCTAATAATTACATCGTTAAGTTTAGGTGTATAGGTAGGTATCAAGTGGGCTTTTTCGTTCAACTCAGGAAAGCAAATGCCTTCTATTTTTGTCCAATCTCCATATCGGAGGGCTTGGTAAACTTTGTCTCCTTGCATTTTTAATCGTTGTTCATATTGTTTATCTGCTTCCATTAAATAAGGGTTGTCGTCTAGGGTAGCTGGAATATATAAACGAGACAGTTGGGTTTCTGGGTCTTTATAAATATTGTATGGACCATGGTCTACAAAATGAGTCCTTACCCAGTCCACATGTTTGCCAACTGGTGAGCCAGTACACCTAACTCTTGGAATAAGTCTAGGGTTAGTGCTTCTACATCTTGAATGAAGATATAAATATTGGTCCTTTTCAAAAGAAGTTATCTCGTCAAAAAAAACACCTGCTGAATATTCTTGACCATCATGTTGGTATTTATCTGCTGCTGTTTCCATATGGCTAAAAAAGATTTGACCTCCACTAGGAAACTGCCATTTAGATTTGTGGTCGTTCCACTTTGCTCCTAAACGCCCATAGATATTATATGAATAATCTAAAAGTTGTCTTAATTCTCGGGTAGTTCTACGAAAAACAACAGCTTTGGCATCGGCTTCATTCATTTGCCTGGCTGCGTCAACCAGTAAGACGCTAGACTTCCCACTACCAGCTCCACCAAGATAAGCTACTTCAAATATGCTTCCTGCTTTTAAAAATTCTAATTGTTTTTTGGTAGGCTTCCAAATAACATTAGTGTTCTTTGATGTCTTCGATTGTCGGCTCATAGGCACTTATCTCGGGAACTTCTAAAATGTTTTTTATTGTTTGAGTTTGGTCTACTTCTTGACGAATTACATATCCTTTGCTCTTGCCTTGGGTTTCTAAATAAAACCGAATACTAGGATAGTGTTTTTCTCTAATAAGTTCTAATAATTTTGACTCTGCAAAATCCACAATTTCATCTCTACTGTTATCCAATTTTTCTTTTAATCTAGGGTGGCGTTCCAACCTATTGTAAAAGGTTTGACGAGAGATACCTGCTGATTTACATATTTGGGTTACAAAGCCTTTGTGTTCGACAATGAGTTTTTCCAAGATACTATTTGAGACTTTCATATAAATATGGTAAGGGGAAGAAATCTTTTGTCAAGTCTTCACAAAATAGGCTTCGTCATTTTCTATAATATGTTTATATCCAACATGTTGCATTATGTTTGTTAGGCGATGGTTTGGAACTGACTGATTCGATAAATTGATATATCTGCGTATTTTTTTCATATCATGGACACTAATTTTGTCGTGACGGTCAATGTATTTTTGCAGTTTTGCTTTGTTTCTTTCTTTTAAACTATAATACATATCATATTTATTAAACTGTTCTTCGAAAATGTAGTTCAATTCTCGACAATATGTATCTATATCAAATTTTTTTGCTCGTCTAATATTGTCTATTCCAAAAACGTGTGCCTGTTGTGGGTCCTTTAGTAGGGCTTTAACCTTCTGTATTTGCTCTTTTTTTCCTTGAAATAGTTGAGGGTTTCCCTTGCCAAGCAACTCGGGCATAGTGGTAGCATTAGGAACTATTGTTGCTAAACCAAACATCATGCTTTCAAATATAGAAATACAAAAAGTTTCATATTGTGAATTATATGTATTACAATGGCATTTAGATAACACATCATAATATTCGGCTTCGGTTTTTACTTCATAGATTTTAGTGTAAGGTTTTTTGTTAATTGGCGTTATATTGCTTGGTCCAACTGGACACAAAGCCACTTCAAAATCGTAGTTATTGTTTAAAAAATCAAACATGGCAAATGTATCTGCCCAATTCTTATATTGTTGCAACCTATGGTTGTACATAAAAGTGAACTTTTTAAATCGGTTTTTGTTATATGAGTGTTTTTTGTCGTAAAACCCCATATATAAGACTTTAGCTTTTTTTTCTATATCAGGTAGAAAGTTAGGCATGTATTTTTCAACATTTTCTTTAACCATCTTAAAGGTGTATTTAGAGTTATAGATGTTTACATCAGCTAGAACATCTCCAAGAATCTGCCAATAAACATATTGCATTTGATTCTCTAAAGGATAAGGAAGTGAGTCGTGATAAATATAATGGTGCTGGTTTACAATTGGTATAGTGGAAGAAAAATGACTGTCTAAAGATTTAAGTTGTCCTGTAACTTCGGGTATCTGATTATAAATTAAACCGATTCCGTATTGCTCTACAATACGGTTAAAGAAAGCTCCGTCAAAAGTGATATTGTTTATTTTTTTAGCCAACGGAATGACATATGGAATACGGACAACATTAGGGTTTTGAAATAAACCATCTTCGTAATATTTAAAGTGGCGTGCAGGAAAAGGTATTATGAAATATGTATCGGGATATAATTGAGTGAATCTTTCAATAATTTTTTTAATATGAACATAATTAGAGTCTTTGTTAAGATGTTCAACCGACCACATAGGGTTTACTAAAATTATCATTTGTTTTTACTGTAAACCTCTAATAGGGTTTCTATAATCTGGTCATCTGTATCGTATCCTAACTCATATTTAATAGCCTGGATTCTTTTGAAGTGGTCTGCGTATTTTATTACGTCTTCATATAGAAAAACCAATTGTTTAAACCTCTCGTGTTTTTGGTTTGTTTCAGGCTCAATGATTTTAACTTCTGGCTCATTGTCGTCTAAGGTAAATTCTAAATCCCACTTCTCTATATCAAAGCCCGTATCAATAAGTTCTTGCAGTTCTGTTTCAAATAGAAAGGTGTCCCAACCAGCTTTTTCGCCTAACTTATTGTCTAATAACCGATAGGCTTTAATTTTGTCTTTTGGCAAATCTAACACTACACAAGGAACGGTCTTTAGTTTAAGTTGTTGGGCAGCCTTATACCTAGTATGTCCTGCGATAATATTGTTGTCTTTATCAATTAATATAGGATTGGTAAACCCGTATTCTTTAATACTAGAAGCCACATCGTCTACTGGTTGGTTTTTTCTAGGGTTTTTAGCATACGGCTTTAACAATTTAAGTTGTGCCATTGTTATTTTACTCATTTTTTGCTCTTTCCAGTTCTTGTTTTCTTGCTCTAATTACAGCACTTTCTGTTAAAAACAAAAACAAACTATTAAGATTAGAGTGTATTGCGTCTTTAATCGCTTCTTCGGTTGCATGAATAACTGCCGTATCTGCGTTTTTACACTCTTTGTGGTAATGTTTGCCACAGTTTTTTTCTAATATGCCCATTATGTCTTGGGTTAGTTTTTCAACATATTTAGTCATTTTTATAACACCCTCCTTTGCATTGAACTACATAGTCGTCTTTCTCGTGGTCAATATAAAAATTAAAGGGTGAACTACATTTTTTACAAAAATAGAAGTCGTTTTCGTCTATAGTTATGTTTTCTTCTCCTATTGCTAGTTTGATTAAAACTTTCTTTTCAAAACTAAGGGGTCTTTCGCTCATTGTCTTCCATTTTGACCAAAAGCCATTTGGCTAAATTGTAAAAAGCCTCCCTCCAAAGTTGGATTTTGTATTTTTGTTGAAACTTGTCAATTCCCATACCGTGATATTCGGTATGTAACAATCTATTTAAAGGAACAACAGTAAAGTGTCTTGTGTTGGGTTTCTTTCTATTGACTTGGATATTGTCTAAATGGTGTAGGTCGCAGCCTTGTTCAAAACTAATACAACATTTTTCGTTACGCATGTATTCGAGATATTCTAAAGAATAGGACTTAACAAGTTCTTCGTTAGGCAAATATATTCTAGCCATTTTCTAAGTCCTTTCTGCGATACGTTACTCCACATATTGTACATCTTTCTAATATAATTTTAGGAGAGTCACACTCTACTGGGTCAATACATTTATCGTCTGGCACAAGTCCTTTCATTTCTTTAAGGTTGTTGTCAAAATCTTCTCTTTTGCTTCTCGCTGTCATCTCTAGTAGCATCACTTTTCCAATTTTTCTACCTTCTTTTTTGCGTAGCCTTATTACAGGCAAAAGCCTAATTAGGCGTTCATAGCTACAGCTATTTAATAAATCAGGTCTTTGTGTTAGTGCCTCTGCAAACTCTTGAAACACCTCCATGTCTTGTCGTGCAGTTTCTCTATTAATGTTTATACAATCGAGAAAATCTGACCAACTATTTACCCAAGAATCGTGTCCTACATAAGATTTGTCGTTTTTAAGTTGTAAAAGGAGAGCACCCCGTTCAATCCTTCCTTTTAAAACTGTAATGTTGATTTCGCTTAGTCTGTTTACTGCCTGTTGTATTGAGCCGTTAATCAGTTGCATTTACTTCTCCACTAATAAGGTTTCGTTTTATTAAAATATTTGTGCATCTTCTGTCGTATTTTTCAACCAGTTCTTCTAATTGGTGGACAAATTCGGGTAACTCTTTGTCGGTTTTATATTTTGTTAGGTAGTCTCTAAGTGCGTATAGAATAATAAAAGAATTTAATTCGCTTCTCTTTAGACTATCGTGTAGCTCTTTACTCATATTTGCTCCTATATTTTACCCTGTTCTTTTTGTTTTTTCCATTTGTCATATTCGTTTCTGTAATACAGGGCAAGTTCTGCCTCTCCCTGCCTAGTGTGTTCGTCTATTGTCTCTTTAAAATATGCCTCATTAGGAAAGTTGTCATCAGTCAGGTCTGCCACGGTTATAGCTGAGGCAGAAAACATGCGTCCCTTTTCATGGGGAGTTAGGGGGTTTGTTGGAGTTTCGTTCCAACTTTCGTTCCTAAGCCATTTTTGAGGATAGGGAACAAACTTTTCTTCTCTACTGGATAGTAGATAGTTAAATTTTTGTGCTAGTTCTTCTGCTTTTAATCCAGTATCTATCTTAGAATAAGCCTTAAAAGCGTCATTCTTTCCTACTTTTCTACCGTCTAGTTTTGACCAAAATCTATCAAAATCCTCTTTGTCTCTATTATATTTATATTCTATTCTTGTAGTATTCTTCTTTATAGTATTCTCTTTGACTTTTTTATCAATAGGGGTATAGACATTTTTGTCATGGGGGGTATTGACAATTTTGATAATACGTCTTTTAATCTGTTTACCCTCGTATTCTAAAGTTATTGTCACAAAACCCTTGTCCTCTAATTGTGAGAAAGAACGAGATATTGTTTCTTTGGTTACATCATATATTCGAGCAAAATAGCCATTAGTAGCCCAACAATGTCCTTCTTTATTAGAGAGTGCAGACACCTCTGCGAATAACAATTTGCAAAAATGAGACATGTCGCTATACCTCACATTTGCAGGAATAACAGCATAATAATTTGGTTTATCTTCCATCGAAACCTCCTAATAGATTATATAAAAGAATAATAGTATTGTCAATAAAAAGCTCAGATTGTCAACCAAGAAAAGGGAGGGGGAGATAATTTTTATAGTCGCATTAGGGTGTGAACAGGACCAGGAGGTATCAAGAGCCCTGCTCTGTTATTTAATCTCCCCTTTGCTAATCGTACCATTTTTTATTAAAAAGGTACATCGTCTTTTTCTTGTTCTACATCGGTAGTTCTAAAAATCCATTCTTCAAATGTTTTCGCAACGGCTAATATGTCTTCTTCAGATTTGGTTTTTACGTTCTGATGAAAAGCTACTGCGTTTGATACACAGTTTTGCCTAACAATTAAAACCTGAGTATCAGGAGTTTTAACAACTGTTTCTGTCGAACTATACTGAGAGGGTTTGCCATTCTTTTTCTGGTGAAAATCGGTTTCTTTAACGTGTTTATTTGCTACAAGCTCATCGGATAAATCCAAAAACTTAATAAAATAAACATCGTTACCACTCTCTGTGTCTTGTGCGTGGTCATACACCAGTGTAATAGGCGTACCAGCTGCATAATCCACAACTTTTCCACTAGATTTTGTGTAGTAATATCGGTTTCCGTTTATTTCTACACCGTTGGCAACCTTCTCTTTATTAGTAAGAACTTTATCTATTGTCGCATTAAGCTCTATGCTTTTTTCAATAGTTTTTAATCCCATTTTAACCTCCTTTTTGTAAGCTATACATATAGTCGCCAAGCTCTGCTCTTTGCTCAACCAACTCTTTAAATAGCTTGTTTTTTTCTTTGTCTGTACCGTTAGGGAGTAGTTCATCAACTTCTTCTTGAACTTGCTCTACCATTTCTTCGTGTCCATCTACTGACATTATAAAACACCTCCTTCGTTTTTATCTTCGTCTTTTCTTTCGATTGGATAGAATTGATATATCCTTACTGTTTCATCTTCAACGAATCCACTTAACAAGTCACTACTATTTTTCAATTTTTTTCCATATTCTAAAAAATTATAATCACAGGGACAGTCTTCTATCCACCTTTCAAATTTTTCTTTCATCATATTCCTCGGGTATCTTTATTACTAAACGCTTTCTTAACAACCAATCCCTGAATTTCGTATTTGTTGACAAGTCTTCGTCTTTAGCTCGCCCTTCATACCGTCTAACTAGCCTTCGTTTCATATCGTCTACATTCTTACACAACCAAGAAAAATGGGTGTATTTATAAAGATTTTCAAGAAACTCATCAGCATCTCGACCATACCGAAAAACCACAGGATTCTTACCTTCAGCAATATCAATGGAATAATCTTCCATGTCGCCATAATAGTATTCAACTAATTGTCTTTCTACCATCATATTGTTAATATACACATTAATATATTATTGTCAATATCTTTACAAATTTAATCTAATGATGTAAAGTACCTAAATGCAAAACGTAGTAAAAGAAGTAGCCAGAGCCCGATATTTCGGTGACCAATCATTTGCTGAAATTGGCTCTAAATTAGGTGTTACGAAACAATATTTGTCATTTTTGTGTAAAAAAAGGAAAAACCAACCCGAAATTGTAGCAAGACAGCTTATGTTGGAGTTTGAAAAAACAAAAGATAGATACGACAAGCCCAAACAGCTACGCATAAAAAGACGCTTATTAGGACTAACACAAGCACAAGTGGCAAAACAAATAGGAACATTTGGTCCAGTGGTTACCAGAATAGAAAAAGGGAAGTTAACCAACTCCATTTTTATTCAAAGAATGGTAGATTATTTAGACGTGTAATCAATTCCATGCACTAAACATTCATAGTGTTTTTGTTTGTTCGGTATAAAGATTAATTGTTCTACACTAAATATTTTATTTGGCTTTTCATATACAACCGATATGCCACGCTGAGTATTGTCAAAACTTGAATAAAGACCTCCAGGCATTTTGCTTAAATCACACAAACAACCATTACCCCATGCTCCTAAAATTGAACTATCTAGTTGAGTTTGAAGTGTCATATCAAATCTGTGGTGGTGTCCAAACATTACAGAACGATTATAATGCTTGAGCTGTAAGTTGGCGATGTGCTGTGGCTGCCCCATTGAACGCTTCTCATGACCGTGTACATAATAAAGGCGTTTATTTAAAGTGAAAGGACTTTCTACAAACTGAATGTTGAACTTTTCTAAACCAAGGAGTTCCCACAAAGATAATTGTTTGTACAACATTTGACTCATAGCTTGCAGTTTTGTCAAAACCATTTTCTGCAATCTTTCCTCGTGGTTTCCTCTAAAATAGTATATTGTCGGATTTTTAGCAATCTTGCGTAACTCCGATAAGAAGTCCTTTGCTTGTTCTATTTCGGTTTCTATATTAGATTGTAATAAATCAACAGGGAACGTGCTGAACGGGTAAAAATCAACTAAGTCGCCACCAATTATAATATTGTCTTGGTCGGTTAATTTGAAATCTTTAATGATATCCATCGCCAAGTTTAAAGCACGCACATCTTGATACGGAATATGTAAGTCGGACACAAACAGTGTTCTAGTGTGCGTTGCTTTCGCCATTTTCCTCGTCTCTACGATTGATTTCTTCCCAAAAATAATGCTCATTTAAGTCTTCAAAGATTAAAGATATTGTTTTTAATTTTCCAACCAGAACTGTGTCTGTTTTATGTTTGATTTGACAATGCGAATTTAGCGAATGAAATTTATCATAGAGGCTTAAAAAGGACTTTTCTAATAAGTTATCTTCCATTTGTACTCTCCATAAATTGTTTTATTTGTTTCCTAGCTTCTCCGTTTCTAACCATCTCTGTCGAAAACCGTAACAAATGCCAACCTAACATACAAGCATTATTATATTTTTCCATGTCTTTAATAAATGTACTAGCTCGGTTATGTCTGCCATATTGCCAAATACCACCCTCTATTTCAACAGCAAGGTGTTGGTCGGGAAAAGCTAAGTCGAATCTCCATTTTCTAGTTTCGTGAAAACGATATTCGAAATGTGGTACGGGAATCTCAGGATACTCCTGAAGTTGGACTGCTAAATATTTTGGATAATTTATTTTCTGTTTTTTTGTGACTCGAATGGGCTCTCGTTGTGTCCCAATGGGCAACTTGGGTTTCTGTCTAACCATGCTTCAAATCCTCTAGCTCTACGTTCTGCTATTCTATTTGCGTCAACTTGTGCGTCAGCTAGTTTATCTAATGAATCGCCTATTCCTCGCATAAGTTCGGTTTGCACTCCTGATACTGTTTTACCATTTTTTCCATTATTTTGTTTGTTCATCATATAGAGAATTACTAACACTCCCAAAACTGGAGCTTGGTTTAGTAAATTTAACAACATTTCAATTTCCATTCAATAATTCTCTCATCAAGTTATTTTGCTCTTGACATTTTTTTAAATCCATAACACTTTTTATAGCGTCCTTCTCTGTCAAACATAAGTATTGTGCATTATCGGGAGAATTGCAATCTACGAACTCGATTTTAGAATATTTAATTTTTTTAGGTAACTCTCTATGAAAACTAAGCAATCCTGAGCACGATAAGAGCGTTAACACTAGAAAAGCAATGGTAAGGTATCGTTTTACACTAAACCCTCTTAATCTTGCCCCTAAAACGCTTGTGAGGGGATTTCTCATCTTTTACCCTGCCCATTATAAGGTTTATAGCTTCTTTTTTTGTTTTTGTTCATTGAAGCCATTTTGACCCTACCTTTTTTTGAAGTTTGACTCGTTTTCTTATCCTTCCTTGCATGAGAATCTTTTGCTTTGTAGTTTTTTCTATCTCTCATGCCTAATTTTATTTAACTCTTTTGCTAAACTTTCGTTCTCTTTGTTTTTCAGACGATATTGCCAATCGTCAATCTTTTTTTGTGTTTCTTTCTCGTGTTCTAGTATTGTTATTTTGTCCTTTTGGGTTTGCACTCGCTCCTCTAATTTCCTTACCTTTCTTTTTTGCAAGTATCCCATTAAAAGAGCAAATGCTTTCCCTAATAAATTTGAAATGATTTCACTAATCATCTTTGCTATCATATTTGACCAACTCCATAGTAATGTCTTTTTCAAGGATATCCAAGTTTTCAAAAATCTTATTGGCTATCTGAGCTGCTCCATATAATTCATTGGCTTCTACAATTTCTTCGTGTAATACAACACGATTCCTATTGTCAAAGACAATTAGTTTAAATCTCAACTTTGTCTTTCTCGTAAAATCATAGCGACTAAGCCAGCCACTGCTGCTGCTACTGTTGAAATCATTGTCCATTGTTCTCCTGATAAGCCAACGGCTATCATAATACCAGACAGTCCAGCGTAGGTGCTAGGCTCTTTTAGTCTATCTAAAATTGTCCACATAGAATCCTCCTTTTGTTAAATTTATAGTTGCCATGCAACCACCGTTCCTTGTACATCTTCTTTAGCATCTGCTCCCTCATTGAAAGCCAAATAAGTTACAATCACCGAGCCAGAAGAAACAGGAAAAGCTCTAAAGTTTCTTACTGAGATATCGCCAGCAGTTCCACTTTTATATCCACCAAATGTTACTCCATAAAAAGATGAAAAAGGTGTTGTCCAAGTAATCGTGTATTCACCTAATTGATTGCGAACTACCGATGATACATTTTCGCTGTCTAATATTGTCCCATCTTCTGCAAAACTTACCCAACCTCTTGTCATTGCAGCCACTTCAGGACTTCCACTCGCGTGGGTTGCTACGGCAGTATAGTTTTCTTGAAGTGCGTTCATTTCACTTGCAGTTAAAACATTGCCACTACTAAAACTTAAATCTGTCCAACCCATATCAATCGAAAATTATAACTAATCCCTCATATACATCTTCTGCTGCCGTTGAAGTTTTATTGCCAGCCCTAAAATAAACAGTTTCATATGAACTATCTACTGTTGCAGGTCTATTGCCTATTAAACTTCTAACTGATTCATCTGAATATGCCACATTGGCAGTAAACCCACTCATGAGTGTAAAGATTTCACGAGTAGTAACATTGCTTATAGATATTGTTTGTGTGCTTAAAGAAAAAGGAGTTGTAGGAGTAATTTTATATTGTCCTGTTGCAGTATAAGTTAACGATGTAATATTGCGTGAAGCTATAATGCTTCCTTGTGAAGAAAAATGAACTGCTTTAGTGCTTCTTCCCAGCATTGTAGGTGAGCCAGAAGCATCAGAAGCTAAAGCGTCAAAGTTCTCATCAAGAGCGTTCATTTTGCTCGCTGTTAATGTTGTTCCAAAATCAAACTGTAAATCTATCCAAGCCATTTGCTCTCCTTAATATTGATAAAAAACTGCATATATAAAATCTGCGTCTTCTGCTCCCGACGCTGATGCGTTTGCTGCGTACATTCTAAATCGAGCCGTCGTAGTAGTTAAAGTTGAAGCATTACATGCCCTAACTGACACATCACCTATTGGGGCGTTTGACCTCATAGCGTTAGCACAACCATAATTTGTATCCGACATAGGGTTGGTAAAAGTTATCGTATAGTCAGCAACCCCACTAACAGTTAAAGAACTAACTATTCCTTGAGGGTTTGCATATACACCCCTTTCGTTATTGCCTGAATATCCACAAAATTGTACCCAACCTAAAGGGCGAGGAATTCTAGGAGACGATTCTGCTCCTTCGGCAATAGCGTCTAAATTGCCGTCTAGTTGTCCCATTATTGTCGCTGTTATTTTTTGACCTTCTGTAAATACGAAATCTATAAAACTCATGACAAAATTATACCATACTACCCTAGAACTCCAATCGTTCCGTCTAATGTGCCCAAATCAGGGTCGTTTAGTTCAAAAACTGTCACATTTGCTATTGCTATACCATGACCAGACGAAAGTTCTAATTGCATCTGTAATGTATTAAGGTCAACATTAGTACCGATTAATGTATAGGCTTGGTCTTGAAAATCTATTTCATCTGAATAAATGTAAATTATATCGCCTAATTGTTGTTGTTGGTATTTCATAGGGGTAGTAATTGTTATTGCTGTTTCTGGCTCTTTTCTTCTAAATAGGATTCTATCGGCTAAGTTTTTAGCCGTTGCCGAGTTTGTGTACCAAATATAGTTATTGGTAGGCTTTTTAGTTACCCCACCGTAACTATTAACAGATGCCGAATTAGCAAAAGTTACAAAAGCATTTGGAGCTTCATAATCAACCTTATTGTCTGTAACCTTTAAAGACAGTGGCATTGTGTAGCGATTACACATATCGTAAGCATCACCAGTAGTCTTGATTTGTATAATATCTGCTTCTGATACTGTCGCACTAAAGCTAACCACTCCTGTTAAGTTTCTTTTGAAATAAATCCTATTGTCAGCTTCTACATAAATTGCTGAATCAGTCATCTCTGCAACATTCTGTAAGAATTTTAAATAGTTAACACTCTCAGGAATGAAACCTCTACAAGTAATGCTTTCGCCAGTCATTGTGTCTTTCCAGGTTTTCCAACTATCGTAATGAATCTGTGGGTTTGTATATGATTCAATAGAACTAAACCCAGCTCCAAAACTATTTGCAGTTAACGCTGTCCAAACTAAATCAGCAGGATTGTATTCGGCAGTATCAAAATGAACTCCACCTTTAGACTGCGTATCAGTTGACAAGTTAACCTGAGACAACATGTTCATTCTGTCTCTAAAACTTGCTATAACCTTATTGTTTTCATAGGTAGCCCTAATTAATACACCACCACCCATACAAACATTATTAAAACTATTTACAGTTTCCATATATCCGAATCTAACTTCTCCTCCTGCGTTTTTAAATAAAGTTCTTTCTGAAAGAATTTGATTCATGGTTTTGCTGGCATTTTCTAATGTAATGTTCCAATCTTTGCCAACAACATCTTTATAGTTTCTAGCAATATTAGGATATCGAGTAACTCGGTTACTATACTCTTGCAGATTAAATGAAAAATCTACTGTCATATCTTTAGGATTTGTGCTTTCATTTTGGCTTTGAAAATAGGAATCTACATCATGTCCTATAGTGCATCGTCTTATGCCTATTCCAAATCCATCTTGTCCAACAGCTGAAAGGAAATCAACTCCGTCCATGGTTATTGCTGTTACTGGATTGTCAAGACCTATATCGCCAACTGCTGATTGAAAATCAACACCCTCTAGGTCGATATCGGCTCTTAAATGATAATAAGTGCTTTGTCTATGATGTGATAAATTATAACTACCGAGTGCCATAGCAGTTAGTTTACACTAAATTTAAATGGTTGTAATTTCCCAAGGTATTGTTGGAGCTGTTCCACTGCTTAATACTATTGTTATTGAATAACCTTTATTGGTGTGCATTGGTGGTTGAAAATACATTGGCTCTAAAGTTTGTGTTCCTTCAAATGCGTCATTCGTAACAACTTTTAATCCCGAAGTTACTATTGTACAATTTGCAATATCAATACCTATTTTTGTATCTGCTGACATTGGAGTTAAATCAATTAATGCACTATAAACTCCGA